TTCTTGAAATGCCGGGTGCGAATCTTGCGCAGTTGAATGTTGAGAAAGTTCAACACAGCTTCAATTTCTTGTAGCTGGTTGAACCTATGCTCAGTTATGCCTGGCAGGGCAGTGATGTTTTTTTCCACCAAGCCGCCAATTTTGCAGTCACGTTTGGCATCCGTGAGTTCTGACTCAAAGTGTGCAATGAAATCAGGAATGTTGCCAAGGTCGGCAACTACTCGACTATACCACATGTATGTTTAACCATTCTAAAAAAGTATTAGGAAAAATGTTAAGATTTAACTTTCTTCTATTAGAAAACTCTTGCAAAAACAATTGCAAATTTTTTTTGTCATTAAGCGATGTTTCATGATCTGCTTGCAAGGTTTCAATTAACCAATCAAATTCACCACAATAATTTGTCTGCATTTTTTCTATTAGAAATTTTTTGGAAGCGGGATCTAAATTTTGTATTCGCATAAAAGACGGTGTAATTATAGGTTGTGCTTCGATTTTTTTATCTGCCCATTGCACAAAATCAACATACCCAAACACAGTCAAATTACTCAGTGTAGAAAAAAATTGATAATCAATGCCTGAATTTTTAACAGCAGTCAAACATGTTAAAAAGTTTTTGTATGTGTTACCGTACCGATTGAATTCATAAAGTTCATACATATTCTCCGCACTAATACCCAGAGTTACATTGGGATACGCTTTCAATATGTTTAAAAATTTTGTAAATTGCTTTTCTTTAATGCCAAGTCCTGTCATAATCACAACTTGTGCTGTGCTTGGTATAATGTTTAACAATTTCAACAACAATTTGATGTACAACAAGGTCTCGCCGCCGGTTACGTACCACATGTCAACTGATTTGGCTGCTTTACAAATTTGTTCAAATAAAATTTGTTCATTTTTCTTTGAACTACCAAACACAGCACTAATTTTTTTAATCACTAGATTTTTATTACCAATGGAATATAGGTCTACTTGATCAATCAATTCATAAGGACCATTGTGTTGTAAATCTTTAAACCAAGAAGAACTTGAATTTTGGGTGCAATAAGAACAAGTCATTCCACACTTGGTGCCGAATACCAAATTAAAACTTTTGACTTGTTGCACTGTAGGAGACTGTAAAATTTTTTTATTATGTTTTTGTACTAATCTAAGACTTGGAAGTCCTTGATCTTCTGCTTGCCAACAACCATCACAACTGACTACTTTTTGATTGTTCAACATCATCTCTCGTTCACGCATCATGTGTGAAAGATTGAACATGTTTTCTTGTTGCAGTTTATTATAATTAATTATGTTAGGAGTTTCTGCACAACAAGTACCGATAGTCTGTTGACCGACATTTACTGTGATTTCAGAAAATTTCCTAGCGCAAAAGTAATTTCTATCAGCAGGCATTAATAGTCATCTTCTTTGTTGTAGTTGTCCTCTTCATCAAACTCTTCTTCCTCTTCTTCCTCATAATCCTTGTCATTGTCATTGTCCAAATACGCAGTCAGAGCTTTCTTGATGTCTGAATCGCCTTTGAAGGCACTCCGAATTTCTTCAACATTATGATCGTGATCAATTAGGATAGTCACAATGCTTTCAGCTGCATCTATACGATCTACTACATTGACATATCTTTTTAGTTCACCCCAAATTTCGCTTGCTACTTCTGCTGACATTGTTATTCCTCCACTGTGTCGGCTGTACTTACCTCAGTTTTGATGTTCTTGAAGTCCGTCATGACTTTGTCTAGGCAACCATCTTCGTTCTTTTCCCATGCTTTGCGGAACTTCTTGATGATTTCGCCTTCGCTGGTGGTAAACACCAAGCTGTTGCCTTCACGCTTGAGCAGCTCTTTTTTCTCAATCAAGTCCACCAGTCCTGAGTAAGGACTCATGCCTGTGGTGTAAGGAATCTTGACCTGCACGCCTTCAAAGGGTTTGGCATAGCGTGTTTTCATAACTTTGCAGCCTGCACGAATACCGTTGACGTCTGACACCTTGTTGCCATCCTCGTCCTCTTTCAGCTTCATCTTTTTCATGGCCACCACAATTGAACTGGCGTAAATGAAACCTTGACCGCCGGAGATCTTGTCATCAGGGTCAAACATGTCCTGGCTTGCGTAAGTGTGGTTGGTACATACCAGGCCCACATTGTAACTACCGAACATGTTCACACAGTTACGAACAAGTGCTGTGAGAGCCTTGGGTTTACGACCCAGATCACCCTTCATTTCACCGGCATCAAACTGGTTGACGTCAGTTGGAGTCAACAACATACCCAAACTGTCAATCACAAACATGACCTTGGGACGCTCGCCTTCGGGCAGGGCTTTGTAGTCGCTCATGAATGTGGAAATGGTCTTGGCCACATCGTCAATCATGGCCATACTAAGTTTTAGCAATTTACTTTCACTTGTGTCTACCCCCAAGGCTTTGAGCCAGTCTTCGTCCAGTGCGTTTTCACTGTCAATCAACACCACAAAGATGCCTTGCTCTTGTGCATTCTTGATAATGTTGCCTGAACAAATATAACTCTTACCTGCGCCCGAATCTCCAGCAAACACTGTGACCTTGCCCAAGGGAATACCTCGATTGAAGTCACCTGAGATCAAGTAGTTCAATGCATAGTTGCCTGTTGAGATCCAGTCTGTGGGATCATTGAAGCCAATTGAAAGGCCGTCAATACTTTTTGTAATTTCCTTGCGGAACTTGCTTACGTCAAATGGTTTTCCCATGGTTGTCCTTTTAAGTTGTTTAATTCTAACACAGAACTCATTGAATATCAATAAAATCCTGTATGTTTATGTTTCTCAGTTTGTCCTGATTTTGTACAAACTGATCAATCTCCACTTGGTTGTTTGCATCAACAGCACACAATTTAGATATCGAATCTAATCCAAATTTGCTGTTGTCTTGAAACTGTTGCTTGGCCTTCAGTGTCAATGTATTTGTGTACTTGATGTTCAACTGTGAAGGTTGATGCAGAAATGCATACGAATGATCAATGTTATATTGCTGTGCAAATTCAAAAATATTTTCCAAATCATTGATGTTCAACGCACTAACAGTGGTCCAAAGATTCAATTCAAATTTTCCAGCATCTCTATATGCTAAAACATTAGTTTTGAATCGTTCCCAGTTGATTGGCCATCGAACATAGTCATGAACTTTACCAACTCCGTCAAGACTCACTGTGACAGTTACTTTGATTCCACGATCAGCTACAGTCAACAACTCATCTAGTACCAATGCAGCATTGGTGTTTACTCGCAATGATTGTAAATTAGGGGGCAAGTTAGCCAGTATGCGTTTGTAGTTTTTACTTGCACTGGGTTCGCCGCCGTTGATATCCAATTGAACAACACGTTCCAATGGTAGTTTCCAAAATTTATTCGAATTGTCTACGATTGGATAATGTTTGCTATATAAACTGCCTATCTTGGTACTAAGTGATTGATTGCATGTTTGACATGCACTGTTACAAGTGTTGTCAAGCACACCGCCAAAATACAAATAATCAGGCCTAGTTTGCTTTTCGTGCGTCTGTAAACTGTACAATCGAATGCTTTGTTGACTTAACTTTTCAGTTTGTTCGCAACGATAACATTCTTTTGGCCATACATCTTGTGCCATTTGCGCAGTTAGATCAGACATCCATGTACTGGCATCCATTTCCTCTATGCTGTCAAACACGGGTGCATCTATCATGTGACCACATCTAGAAACTGTTCCAGTATAATTAAATCGGGCAAAGTGTTTAAGTCTAGGGCACCACATGCAGAATGTTCTTAGCTGTTAAAAATACTTCTTGATAGATGTCAGGATAATTGGATTTGAGTACATCAAATATTTGTTCAAACGAAACTGTTTGATTTATCAAATTAACCGTCAACACTTCATCCATTTCAAGATAGAACTTTAATTTTGGATTGACCGATACCTCAGATTTTGTCAAGGTATTTGTGCTGGGATTTGTCACAGGCAGATGAGCAAGATCACTCATAGGGCGTAGTGTCAAGGCAGCATCAGTAAATCTTTTTAAGTTTATTATCCAAAACAACTGCGGTGCAATGTGCCTGTTTAAAAACAAGTACTGATTCGCAAACCATAGTGATGTTATTCTATCCAATGCAGGATTTAACTTGTTGATATATGTTTCTAATCCTGTTAAAAATCTTTCGTGTGGATCTCGTACATATACTGTGAGATTTTTTAGATTTTTAACTTCCGCCAACGAAAGAACTCTATGATCCAACGACCGTAAAGTTGAACTTCCGTTTTTGAATATGGGATATATGATTTCACTGTGAGGTGCTATTTCTAACACCTCACATTCATTTGGAAACAATATATGATCCAAATTGGACAGCATTACTTGGCTTGACGGCTACGGATCATGGCCAGGATGTCCTGGGCATTTTGACCTGAGGCTGCTGGCTTGGCCACGGGGGCTGAGGCTGCAGGAACATCGTCATCATCAAATCCATTGTCTGCTACCGCTGGTGCTGCTACTTTGAGTGCAGGTTTGGCTGCTGGTGCAGGTGTGTCTTCGTCAGCGTGGCTGGCGCCTGAACCACCAGGTGCTTGTACACCTGCAGGACGGAAGTATTGTCCCCAACGTTCTGTGTCGTAAGGTTGTCCGTCAACTGACGCTTCAAACATCTCTTTGATGACCTTTAACTCTACATCGCCTGGCTTCTTGGGCAGGAATGTGCTCAAGTCATATGCGCCATGTGTGGCAATAGCGGCCTGTTCGGCTTCGGTCAATGCCGATTCCTTACGTGCCCACTTGCTTGTGCTGTAGTCAGCATAGCCGCCCTTTGATGTCTTTGACACACGGAAATCCAAGCCACGTAATGTGTCAGTGGGCATTTCTTCCAGTTCAGGATCCATCAGCGCACCTTTGATGGTGGCAAAGATTTGTGGTCCAATGATGAAACGTCGGATTGGATTCTCCGGAGTCTTGTCTTCGCTCAAAGGATTCTCACGCACAAAGCCTTGGAATATGTATGAACGTTTCTTCCAGTACTTGCGACCCATTTCTTCAAGGCTCTTGTCCTTGAACCAGGTACGTACTTCGGCCAGGATAGGACATGCTTCGTTCCAATTCTCCATACAAGGTACTTGTACGTACACTTGTTTGGAATCCATTTCGCCTCGGATGCCAGCAAAAGGTAAACGAATCATTGCTCGTTCTTGCCAGAAGAATGTGTTCTTAGTGTTTGCGTCGGGTAAAAATCTCAAAGTGCAAGATTGCCCCTCTTCCATATTCCAATGGGGGAATATAGAATTGTCGCCACCGGTGGATTGACCTGGTTTGTTGTTTTCTGCTGCCTGTAAACGGGCACGGATTTCCGATAAACTCGCCATATTGTGTTGCCTTTCTAATGCTTTAATATGATTTAAAAATTTAAGATTTACTTAAATGCTGCCTACAGGGTTATTTTAACACAGCCTGTCTGTGTTTCCTACGGAACTGGTTAAATTAGTTTGACAATGTGTTTCATGTTTTTTATGTGCGGTCGCTCCAATTTCTCTACCACAGTATTGACAACCAATTTTTCTATAGTGTGTGCCTAAACGTAATTTATTCATTTCTATAAATTGAATTCTTCGTTTAAACAATGCTTCTGGATCTTTATATATGTAATTGTTTTTCCCCGAAACTTTATTAGAAATTTCAGGACGTTTCATGTGATGAGTATCTCCACTTGTTTTGGCTACTTTTTTTGCTACTACATCAGGATTAGTCATAGGGTTTTTATTACCTAACCAATTATTGTGCTGTCGCATTCGAGCCTCAGGCCGTTTCATAGGATGATTTTTTCGATACTCAATCTGTTTAGCATGGTGAGTCTCTCCTGATTGAATAGGCGGAGACATACTGTCATGTTTGTTCAGCCACCGATCATTGCCAACCACCTTCATACGTTTAAGCACACGTTCTTTCCAAACT